GCCAATTTGCAAAAAAATTCTACATCATCAGAAATTCTAATGGCTTTTGGCACACCGTTTTATTCGGCTCTTGGTACGTGCAACGTAGGCACCTAGATAAATAGTACGGTTTAGCCGCACCACCCCCGGTACAAAAAACGTAGGTTCTGTTTTCGGATTAACTTCAAGGGCCTTATGAAAATTTTTTTTGATTTCTCCGCCGCTAGTTTTTTTTCCACCTGTAGCTAATACTGTACGTACATCCTTGGGGGCAACTAAAAGAGCGGATAGAAGAATATGAGCCTAGCGACAAAAGAATTCACAGAGAGCGGAAGAACAGCTATCTACTCTGTGAATGGGATATACAACAAAAATAATGTAGCCCCAATCCCTTCGCCCCCAAAGAATCAGCCTCGAAGAGATGCATCCGATAACTCGTTGCGTGTGTTCCTGGAAACGTACTTCCCAGAGACGTTTTCTTTGGCGTGGTCGCCGGATCATCTACGGATCATAGAAGAAATAGAACAGCGCGTTTGCAAAGGCGGTTTGAAAGCAATCGCTATGCCCCGTGGTAGCGGCAAAACTTCGTTAATTTTACGTGCTACCCTATGGGCAATCCTAACCGGGCGGCGGAAATTTGTTTGCATCGTTGCGGCTAACGAATATGCAGCAATTAACAACTTATCCACAATCAAGACGGAGATTAACCACAACGATTGGTTAAAAAAAGACTACCCAATAGAGCTACGTTGCCTACTACATTTAGACGGGGAGCCACGTAGGGTACCGGGGCAGCACATAAACGGAGAGTCTACTGGTGTAGAGTATTCCACTAGACGGTTAGACTTCGGAACTATCGACGGGTCAGTAGCGTCCGGGGCTATCATTTCTACTGCGGGTATCACAGGTCAAATTCGAGGGCAGCAAAAAGCTACGATTCTGGGGCAAACTGTTAGGCCGGATTTGGTTCTAGTGGACGACCCACAGACAAAATCCTCAGCGTCGAGCCCCAGCCAAGTTGAAAAACGGCACCAAATAATGATGGGCGACATCCTCGGCCTGTCGGGCCCCGGTATAAAAATAGCAGGCTTCACTACTTGTACCGTTATTTACAAGAACGACCTAGCTGACCGCTTATTGAACCCAGCGTATAGCCCTGATTGGTCCGGCAGCAAAATCAGTATGCTCAAAGCATGGCCCACATGGATGGATGGTTGGGACAAATACAATGACCTGCGTATCGAGGAACTGTCAAAAGACAGACAGCCCTCTGATTCCCTAGATTTTGTTCGGGATAATTACGACGCTCTCCACTCTGGTGCTGAGATTTACTGGGACGCACGTAAGGGGGATCTAGATGTTTCCGCTCTGCAACATGCGATGGACCTGTACTACCGTGACCCTGGGGTATTCTCTGCTGAGTTCCAAAACACTCCCGAATCCGCAAACCAGCAGGCCCCGTACATCATCAACCCAGAACTTGTAGCGCGCCGGATCACCGGGCTACCGAGAGCCAGGGTACCGATGGAGACGAAGCTGGTTACGGCGTTCATTGATTGTCAGATGGATATGTTGTACTACGTAATAGTAGCGTGGACTAATCAGGGTCGGGGCTACGTTATTGACTATGGTGCATGTCCCGATCAGAACAGGAACTACTGGACAAAATCATCAGTAGCGAGAAAGCTAGTCGATGAATACGGTGGAGACTTAGAATCTTTTCTACGTGGTGGCCTAAGCACACTAACTGGAGCAATCCTAAACAATGACTACAGGTCCGAGGATGGGGCAGTACATCAAGTAGCAAAATTGGCTATAGATTGTCGCTGGGGAGAAAGCACTACTATCGTTAGACGGTTCGTCCGTGAGTCTGTCCACCGAGCCAGAATGGTTCCATCTATGGGTGTATTCGTAGGTGGTGGTTCAAAAGAGTGGCAGAAAATTAAGCTCGACCGTAAAGACAAAAAAGGCGTCAACTGCAAGCTAGTAACACCCAAGGAGTCGGGCAGCAAAGAGATGCTATACGACACAAATTTTTGGAAGTCCTATGTAGCAGATAGGTTGATATGTGACCAAGAAAACACCAAGGCCATTGTTCTTTTTGATGCACCCCTAAATATCCACCGGATGTTTGCCGAACACATGGCCTACGAAGAGTGTTTTAGCGTCACCGGCAAATCGGGTAACACCGTCACCGAATGGCGGCAAAAGCGAATAGGCGGGTCCGTAGAGAATGATTACTTCGACTGTTTAGTCGGTAATTGTGCGCTGGCATCTATCTTAGGTATAAGTACACATGAGGGGGGTAAACACATATCGCCTGTCTCAGCGAAGATCCTGGATGTTCTAAAGCGAAAGAAAAACAATGGATTCAAAGAGCGTCCATAATGAGGTAGTAAAAGGGATTGCATGTCCAAACTGTAGCTGTTTAGAATCGACTAAAGTGCAAAGGACTTTGACAGATATCGATTCGAAACGTCGATACCGGAAATGCATGAAATGTGGTTGCAGCTTCGTTACAAAAGAGCATATCGAGATAAAAAAGCGGAAATAGTTTCCACTTCTTCTATTAGTAGAAATTGTTTTGTTTGCACTTGTCATAAATTTACTCTAGGATTCTTTGTATGTCCGCTCCAATCAACGACACTTCTGTCACGACCACATCCGGCACATCGATCTCCGAGTTGTTAGCCGCTGTCGGTCCGTTGCGTATTGAAGGTGACCAAGGGTCGTGGACTGCTCACAGCCTGGACAGCGTGATAAAAGCCGTAGACTGGGAACGAAAGAGCCAAGCTATGCGAACAAGATCAAGCGTAGCCTCTGTGCTTAGAACGATCAGTAACCACCGTCTCTTGTCTCACGACGGCAGGGCATCCTGATGCTAGCGAAATTACGCTCAGCGATTCACCGAATGACCTCCCCGGCGTATGTAGAGTCCACAGCATCGGGGATGGGTCCACCTGCACTGTCTGAGCTACGACAAACTGTGAGATCGGGCATTCGGGCATCGTTCGACTCTGTTGCTCGAACACAAGAGAACGCAAGACATTGGGCATGGACGGACAATTTATCGGCTGATGCCAGCCTGAACCCGGATGTCCGAAAGTCTATTCGATCAATGGCCCGGTACGAGATCAATCAGAACAATAGCTACGGGGTCGGAATAGCTCAGACTCTAGCTAACGACACTGTTGGGACGGGCCCGAAACTGCAAATGCAGTTCGACGATGACGCCCTCAACACCGAGATAGAGGCTCAATTTAGCTATTGGTCGTCAGCTATCAATTTGCGAGACAAGCTGCGTACACTACGTCTAGCAAAAATGATAGACGGTGAAGCTATTATCCGTTCGGTTACGAACGTGCATAACGGTGAACCTGTTTCGCTAGACTATCAGTTAATCGAGTGTGACCAGTTAACTACGCCCAACATGCTTACGGTTCTGAACCCTACTTACGTAGATGGCGTGCATCTAGACCGCTTTGGGAATCCATACGCTTATGACGTACTTAAAAACCACCCCGGCAGTGCATACTGGACAAACATTATGTGGGAATACAACACATATACGTCCTCCCAAATCATACATATTTTCCGGCAAGACCGCCCTGGACAACACCGTGGCGTTAGCGAGTTTGCAGCAGCCCTGCCTCTGTTCGCGTTTTTACGACGGTTCACACTCGCTACAGTGTCTGCTGCGGAAACCGCCGCCAGCGTCTCTCAAGTAATAGAGACTGACGCACCGATCCCGGAAGAACTGGAAGCAGCATACGCTGCGACTACGTTCGAAAAGTTCATGGAGTCCATCCCAATAGACCGCAATTCAGCTACTGTTTTGCCTAATCAGTGGAAGCTACGCCAGTTCAGTGCTGAGCACCCAACTACGACGTACCGGATGTTCAAACAAGAGCTTATCAACGAGATAGCACGAGTCATTAACATGCCCCGTAATATCGCCGCTGCTGATTCGAGCGACTACAACTATGCTAGCGGTCGGCTAGACCACATGACCTACCAAAAAGCGGTGATGATCGAACAGTCTGTACTTGGTACACAGGTACTAGATAAATTGTTCTCCGAGTGGCTGATAGAAGCAGCTATAGTTGGCTCATTGCCTACAGCCGTGGCTATCAGGGTGCTTGAGGACAACGATAAGTTCGGAAGAAATGGTTTAGTCCGCCGAATACCTCATGCATGGTTCTGGGATGGGTTCAAAGATGCAGATCAAACTAAAGAAGCAGACGCTCAGCGCGTAAAGCTGGCTAGTGGCACCACCCATAGAGCCGCCGAATACGCTTCACAGGGTCTAGACGTAAACGTAGAAGATATGAAAGCTGCTCAATCGTTCAGTATGACGGTGGAAGAATACCGCGAAAAAGTAGCAACAAGCATCTTCAACAATGGGAACGAACAAATTGACAAGCAACAAACAACTACGAAACAACCGGCAGATGCGAAAAGCGATTAAAGCAGAAGCGCACAACACCGATATAATTTTTGCGGCAGGCTCCGCTGAGATTATAGAGGCTGCTGAGGGTCAACCACCCACGGTTAGGATTGACGCTTATGGTGGCGGCAAACTTAGACTGGGTAATTTCCCGAATCCGGTTGTTATCGACATGGTGGGGGTCAAAGCGATGGGGGCACAAATCCCATTGCTGCGTGACCACGACCAGAAACGTCCAGTAGGACATGGTAGCCCAATAATTTCGAGTGCTAACTTGAAGATTGAAGGCTCCTTGTCTATTGCAGGTGAGGACAGCGACAAAATTGTCGCTAGCCAGAAAAATGGGTTCCAGTGGCAAGCGTCCATCGGGGGTAGCATTCCTAATTCGAGGAAAGATGTTACCACTGTGGCTGCTGGGTCAAAGGTTCACGTTAATGGTAGAGAACACGAAGGGCCGTTACACGTTGTAAAGGCTTTTCTTTGGAAGGAAACAAGTTTCGTAGCTTTAGGTGCCGATGAAGAACGAGCAAGTGCCTCGGTTGCTGCATCACACGAATCAAAACGGGGTGTACTGATGAATGAGTTCGAAAAGTGGTTGAGTGCTTGCGGTGTAGATGCGTCCAGCTTGGACGACAACCAAGTCACTAGCTTGCGGGGTGCTTTTGAGGCCACCCAAAAACCCGTACAACAACCATCCGCGACCAATAGCGCGGAACTAGTTAAAGCCGCTGTCCAGTCGGTACGGTCTGAGACACAACGGCTGGCACGCATTGATCGTCTCTTTTCGAGCTTCAAGGATACAGTTAAAGCGTCTGACGAGCTTGACAGCCTCCGAAATTCGGTTGTCGAGGGGCAAATCTCCGAGGATACTGCACATCTACAATTACTTCAAAGCTCTCGCAGCACTGCAACAAGCAACGTGGCTGGGAAGTCCAGCGGGCGAGGGATGGATGCCATCACACTCGAAGCATCGACCTACTCCGAAGCGGGTATCAGCGCTGAGGATACAGTGGAGTATCTGATTCCAATCGCGGGTTCGCGTGAGAACGCACAAAGAGCCGTGGATATGTCAACGGGTGTTGACTACCAGCGTGGTACTGCACTGAGCAGAATCATTTCCGCTGCTTGCGCTCAAGCTGGTCACTTTTTCCAGGGCCGACATGAGAACGCCGAAATTGAATGCGCGATGCGACATTCGATGAATGTTCAGGCTAACAGTGGCTTTAGTAGCGTCAGTCTACCCGGCATTCTTGGTAGGACTGCAAACAAAGCTATGTTGGCGTCTTACTCCGAAGCCGCTTCTGCGGGAGTTATGACCCGGATTGCATCGACGACAACTACGTCTGACTTCAAGAAGTTCGACCGCTACCGAATGACTGAAACAGGCATCATGGAGCAAGTTCCCGCTGCCGGTGAAGTCAAGTTCGGCACGCTGACGGAGCAAGCATACGAGAACCAACTCAAGACCTACGGCAAGATCGTCTCCATCTCTCGGACGATGATGTACAACGACGACTTGCAAGCCTTCTTGCAGATCCCTCGTATGCTCGGTCGTCAAGGCTATCATGCATTGGAGCAAATCGGCATCGCGTTGCTGGTTAACGCTACCACTACGGCTAGTGCAGGAACTACGGAGTTCTTCCATGGCGCTCTGCGTGGCACGGCTGACCAGATCAATTACATTGAGGGTGGAACAACTGGCTTATCGATTGATTCGTTGGAAGTAGCTTACGAGCTATTCTTGAATCAGACCGATTCGAGCGGCAAGCCGATTATGCTGAACCCAGCAGTTCTCCTTACCTGCAACGGCGATGCGGTTATGGCCAAAAAGCTGTACAAGGACACTGAATACCGCTTCACGACCTCCAGCCTAAAAGAAACCATCTCGAATCAGTGGCAAGGTATGTTCCGCCCAGAAGTCTCGGCATACTTGGGCCGACTAGGGACGACCGCCAACACTTCGCAGTGGTACCTGCTGTCGGAGCCAACACTGGATGTATCAGCTTTGCAGATTGCTTACCTGAATGGGCAACAGAACCCAACCATCGCGTCTGCTGAGCTAGACTTGTCAGTCTTGGGTATGCAATGGCGTGGGATCTTTGACTTCGGCATCGGTCTGCAAGACCCGCGAGCCATTGTTAAGAGCAAGGGCAAGGCATAAAAAGCCGGGTTCACTCTTGGCTTCCTAGGCGGGGGTTGTGGCCCCCAAGCTAATCCCCCGCTTAGTTTTTTGAATTCCAGTCAATTACTTCAAAGGTTTTAATTATGGCCGCGTTTTTTCACAGTATCGGTACTCACCTGGACTATACCCCTACATCCGACACTGCCGCAGGGGTACTAGTCGCCGTGGGTGGGGTGACGGGCATTGTCAACAACGACATCGTGGCTAACACGCTAGGTGCGGTCACTATTCGGGGCGCCATCGCGTTAGACAAAGCATCGGGCACGGTGTTTGCTGATGGTGCTGCTGTCAACTACAACGTATCTACTGGCTTAGGTGTTACAACTGCTGTTGGTGCGGGCATCCTTGCTGCGGGTACCTGCGTTGGTGCTTCTGGCGCTAGTGGTTCGCTTAGCGTTGTCGTACTCTTGTCCCGATAATGAACCTACTACAGCAGGCCGCGATACAACTACAAAGTCGGATGGAAGCGAACGCTTCCGAGAGTGTGGTGTACACACGTACCGGCTACCTAGATATCACGGTTTCGGCTGTCATTGGTAGGTCTATTGTCGAGCAAGATTCCGGCGAGGGGTTTATGTTAAAAGTAGTAGCTAGGGATTTTACAATATCCCAGGCGGCACTTTTGTACCTGAACCCCGCTAGAGGCGATAAAATAACACAGACCATGAACGATAGCGTCGTGGAGTTCTTCGTGGAGGGTGGCCCAGGGCAACCCCATTACGAAGAGACTGATGGTTTTGGGGTAGCTTGGCGGATACACACCAAGCGGGATAAGGTGACACGATGGCCGTAGACGCCGATATCGGGCAGAGCGTGGCATCGCAGCTAACCAGCTTAAACATATCGGGGGTTGGGACGGTCAGCTTTACTTTTGATCCATACCACGAGTCCGACAATTTACCGTCAAACACTAAAGTGTGGATTACGGTAAACGAGATATCGCGGGTGCTAACCACAAGGGGTGTATGGTGTAAACAGTGTTCGATACTACTCTACATGATCGTAGCGCAATCACCAACGGATGCGCCGGGCATCGAGGCTTGGCTAGACGTTTTTGATGCGGTGTTGAACAGCGTAGAAGGCATATCGGCTAACGGCAAATTGCCGTATGAAATACTACAAGAAGATCGATTTGACGTTGACCGCCTGAACAACGACAAGCGGTTAATATGCAAAGCGATAATCAGCTACAAATTGATTTAGAGGTGCTTGTATGGCATTCGTATTAGGCTTAAATGCGTGGACAATAATTAACATAGGTACTTTGCAGGTGCCTGTGGACTCCGTTGTGACCAAGGTGCGAGACGAGACCCTCAACCTCACAATGTCGCTGGCCGACGTTACGACAAGAGAGGCGAACGGGTGGCGTCTAAATACTGGGGTACTCAAGGAGGCGTCCGTAGACGCCAAAATTCTTTACAACACATCAGATTTTAATTTCAGTTATTTTCAAGCAGCATATTTTAACAAAAGCACTATGCTAATGGGGTTCTGGGACGGCGACCCACTAGACCCTGCGTCCCAGGGTCTAGTGGGATCTTTCAAAGTGACCACATTCACTATTGGAAGACAACTCGAAGAAGCAATGACGGTAGACATCACGTTTACCGCGATTTTGGAGGGCGAGGCCCCTCCACCATATTGGACAGAGTGATTGAATAACTACAAAACCGAGGTAAGAAAATGGCATTCGTATTAGGCTTAAATGCAAAGACATATATTAACACAGCCAACACGATGGCTAACCCTACGTGGCTGTACGTACCCACCATCAAAGACGAAACACTCAACATGACATCTGCGCTGGCCGATGTTACAACCCGGCAGGCGAATGGTTGGCGGTTGCAAACTGGCACGCTCAGCGAGGGTACGGTAGACGCTACAATTATCTACGACACCGCCGATGTAGTTGGGTTCCTCGCGTTCAGAACGTCTTATTTCAACAAGGCTCGAATCCTAATGGGGTTCTTCGATGGGCTCATTACGGTTGCGGGTACTCAGGGGTTGAAAGGCGGTTTTATGGTAACTAGTTTCACTATCGGCAGACAACTAGAAGAGGCTATGACGGTAGACCTCACGTTTACTGTTGTGCCGGATAACGTAGGCAGCGGCCCGACATGGCACACACAATCATAATGAGTCAAATACTAGAAGTTTATCGCGCAAGTTTGAAAGTTCTGGAGGCTCATGGCAGCCCTCCAGAGACTATCTACCTGCGAATTGACCAAGCCAAAGAGCTTGGTGTAGAATTTGTCGAGGGGGCTGACGATACCCCCGAAGGCAGAGCGTCAGACGCCGAACCGAGAAAAAAAGCGGTTCGAGTCAAGTTTACTGATTTCAAGTTAGCTGTTGAGGGGGCCGAGTATGTTGAGGATCAAGGACAAAGAAGTGAATCTGCGGATAACGAAGAAGCAGATCAAGAACGCGAGGGAGAAGTATAGTATCGACTTGCAAGTCATGGATGTTAATAACATGATGGACCAAAATGTGATGCAGGTTATGCAAGACCCTATCTTCCTAACCGATTGCTTTTGGGCCTTTTACGAAGAACAACTACTATCTTTGGGGTTCACCCAGGACAGTTTTGATGAGGCAGTGGACGAGACCAACATCGAAAGCATTCGGGATGGTTTCATAAATTCGTGTGCCGCTTTTTTTCCTTTTCTCAGGATGCTTTATACGACCTTTGCGGACAGCCTAGCTGGACCCCCAGGCACCCTGCCAGCAGCAAAACCGAATGTCGAAGCCTGAATGCAATACTGTTTGACTTTTTGACTTTCGAGCAGGCGCTGGGTTTTAGCCTGGACAATTTTAGCTACGCTGAATCTCAGCAAATGTTTGTTGAGAATCAGCGAGCAGCTTGGCAGCATACTAGTTTTATAATATCCTACATGGTGGAGATAAACCGTAACAAAAAGAAGGGCTCCCCAGTAAAGCCAGATCAGTTCAATCCCTGGGAGTCCAAAGGCAGTCCACAGACAGGCATACCGCTGACCGCCGAAAGTGTCCATTCTATGAAAGCGCTAGCGAGTAATGGTAAAAACCCTAGCATTCAAGAAAATAAAGCAGTTCAACCATTTCCCAGCAATCTTAAAAGCGGTGACAGTGGGGCGGGACAACCTGGATGATTCAGTTAAAAAGTACGTAGCTACGGTGCGTATGATCGCTAGGCGGTCGATGAAGAAAGCACCAAACAAACCGAAGTCTAGGTTCGGCAATCTGAAGGCTTTCTCTAAGCGGTCACGAAAGTATGGTCAATACTATTGGCAAAAGGGCGAATTCAGTCGTCCAGGCCATCCACCGTTCCATCATGGCAACCCGAATCCCGGCAGGTCGCTGAAGAACATCATTTTCACCCACATCGGGAACAATAAGTATGAGGTTGGGCCGAGCGTGCTGAGCGGCACTAAGTACGATGTACCTGCATTACATGAGTATGGTGGTTCAGTGGCGGTCTCTACTTTCCCCTACAGAACTAAGCGGGGCATGGTCCGCCGTAGACCCGGCAGAGTCACTGCCATTTACCCAAGACGACCTTACATGCTACCTGCTATGATTAAGGCCAAATACGAAAAGCGGGGTACCAACCGGTCTTTCATAAACCGGCAGAACAGTATCGCTGGAATGACACCATCAAAGAGGGCGATGTAATATGGTAACTAAGGGCTCTGCAATTTATGAAGCCGAGTTAATCGACAAGGTGTCAGGCCCCGCTGCCCATATCGTAGCCGCCCTTGATAAGCTGGAAAAAGCGTTCGGTAGCATTGGGGGGCCCGCCAGTACATTCGCCAAAGACATGAACGTCATTGGTATGGCGATGAAGAACATACAGGCGGGCGGCAGGGCGTCAGGTATGGTTGGGTTCACCCAGTCGTTTAACCGAGCCTCTGAGACGGTAAGCCAATTAGGTACCGCAGTAGGTAGGGGGTTAGAGCTAGCGGGGCAGGGCCTACGGAATGTGGGCACTATGGGAGTCGCTGCTACTGCGTCCCTCACTGCTGGTCTGTGGGCGTCTATAGATGCCGCTAGTAAAGCGACAGAAACGCTCAATGCGTTCGAATCAGTATTAGGTGGTACTGGAGCAACCCTAAATAAAACATCTGCATGGGTTAAAAATTTTGCGGACACTATCGGGCGGTCCGAGGTAAAAACCCAAGAGGCGGTAATGGCGTTCCAAGCAATGTTCAAAGGGCTTGGGGTTGGCAACAACCTAGCGTCTGGGCTAGCTAAAAAGATGACTGCGATATCTGTTGATTTTGGGTCATTCTTTAACCTTAGCGACGACGAGTCCATGCAGCGGTTTATACAAGCCCTGTCTGGATCGTCGGAGGTATTAGACAAGTTCGGTATCAACATACGCGAGAACGCTCTTGAGCAGCGAGCGTTCGAGCTAGGGCTAGGGCGTAACATCCGAAAAATGAGCGAACTGGGTAAGACCCTGGTTAGGGCCCATATTATCGCGGGAGTGATGAAGAATGATTTTGGTGCTGTCGGTGATGCTTTTAGAACACGTATGGATTGGGCTAATCAGCTAAAAGCATTATCCGCTGCATTTGAGACGCTGAAAGTGTCTATCGGTACGCTAGCTATCAAAGAGCTAAAGTCGAGTTTGATAGCGATTAACTCTGCTTTCAAGGGTCTGGCTAAAGTAGTTGCGGGTCAAGGCTTGAAAGGCATGAAGAACTTCGTAAACGGGTTGGTGGCAGTTGGTGCTACGAGCGTGGGGCTAATCGCTGCGGGTGCTGCTATAGCAGCGTTCGGGTCGGCGGTTGCTATTGCGGCTTTGGCTATGTCCGGGTTTCTAACTGCGATTGGTGCTACTATCGCAAGTGGGCCGATAGGCGCAGTTGTTGTTGCGGTAACACTATTGTCCACAGCGTTAATTTCTTTTGCTGCTGCGGCGGCAGTTATCAACCTGCCGTTCCAAAAGATGTTCGAATCGCTAAAGAGAGGTTTTGGCGACGTTGGTAGTGTGATAAACACCGGGCGAGAGGTGGTCACTAGAGCTATGGCAGCCGGTGATTGGGCGACAGCATGGGAGGGGTTCTTTTTAGCGGGTGAACTAGTGTTCCTCAAGCTGGCTGATTCATTCATCGAGATTATGTCGATGGCTACGATGAGTGTGGTCAAGACCTTTGCAGACCTCGGTAGCCCGCAAAGTACAGGTATAACTATAGGTAAGATGCTGGCTGGCGAAGACGCATCGCTTAACCCAGTTACAAACCTGCAAAAAGATTTAGCCAAACGGGCAGAAAAAACTCAAGCTGCTCTGGATAAACTTAAATTCAAGCAAGACGTTACCAGCAAGGTAAAGTCCGAGAACCAGGAAGCGGTAAATGCCGCGCAGGCTAGGGTGGACACCCTATCGGGTAAGCGACAAACCCTAATAGACGAGCAAAAAATAGACTTAGGTATGGCCCCCAGTGACCAATCTAGCCCCTATAAAAAGGCTAATCGAAAAATACGCACTGACAAGCGGGCCTTAGAGATCGAGAACCTCGGAAAAAGTCTTGAGGCAGCGAAACTAGATTTGATAGACGCGAACAAGGGTCGGCTGGATATAAACCCTGTGTTCGAAAGAATCAAAACCGCTGAGGATAAAGTAGCTAGTTTGGAAGCACAACGTACTAAACTAAACACTGACCAAGAGCGGAATGTAGGGCGAATAGAATTACTGAAACGTCAGATTCAGACAGGGGAGCAGCTTACTAAAAAGGGTGTAATAATCGACCCCACCCGAGACACTGACAACCGAGCTTTGCTAAAGCAACTGACTGCCCGAATGAGTTCAGACACGGGGTTAGCCGATAATTCGAGGGCTATGGATCTCGCAGTGAACGACGTACAGCTCGCTAAAGACGAGCTACAGCGGATAAGACAATTCAATGGGCCTATATCCAAGTACGACGTGCCACCACGGGGCCCAGCTATAGACGCTGTGTTTGCTAGGATTGCTAAGGCCCAAGCCATGGTAGATGCAAACCCCGACAGTGTTAGTGCAATGGATGAGATGCGACTCGCTAAAGCTGAGCTATCACGGGTGAGGGGGGTTTACGGGGTCAAGTCCCAGTACGATCAGCAGTATTCCAGCCCAGAGCCTGACCCGCTCGCTGCGGCTATCGCACTCGAAGCAAAGAGACCGCCTAAGTTCCAAGCTGCGTCGGTAGGTACGTTCTCTGCTAGTGTGGCCGGGAACATAGATAAGTTCGGCCCTACATTCGACCCAATGTTAAGTGAGGCCGTGAAGCATACTGGGTTACTGCAAGACATTAAAGCCAATACCTCCAAGATAGCTGTCCCGGTGTTCTAAATGCCAATAACTTTCAAACAACGGTGGGACGAACAGACCACGAACGAACTTCTAATAGAAGAGGGCGGCGGGTCGGTTGTAAAGTATTTTGCTTATTCGGGCACCAATCAGACACATGCAGAAATTATTTCTGCGATGAAAACCCACGCCCCTACACAGATGCATCTCTGGCATAGATCAAGCATCTTAGTAGAGGGCAGGTTGTCCGACAGCGCCGATCAATTTATTTGGGCCACAGTAATAGAGTACAACTACCGTAGGCCCCCCAACGACTCCTACACATTCGAGATACGTAGTTCCGGCGGAACCACTTTGCAGATGACTATGAGTCTGCGACTTCTGGATGAGCAGGCTAATTCTAAAAATTCAGCATACCTTTTTAAGACCACTACGGCAGGGACTATTCTAGGGCTAAAAGCCACTGATGCCGAGAATGGATCGTCGTTGACGTATACGGGGATACCCATTCAAAAAGTTGGTATCGAGGTAGTTCAGAGACTATGGCGGTCTAACTTTGAAATCACCGAGTATCTGGTAGGGTTAGCAGCCGCTGTCTCGGATAACGTAGTTAACCTCAGCGAGTATCTGATCTTCCAGGGTGGTGAACTGAGGTTTACCGGGTTCACTGCGGTACCTGATTCGGAACTTAACACTGGGTGGAAAATCGCTCTTACTTTTGACTATAGCAAAAATCCAGTTCTGGCTAATGTTAATGCGATTCTAGCCAAAGCAGGCATACCACCATTAACCACGGACCTGTACCTAGGCCATGATTATTTGGACGTGCTATCTATGCCTGACGTTATCCCGGAGCGGCACATGGCAGTAGCTTTACCGGTTAGGGCAGCGATACACCAGATATACCCTACTGCGAATTTCACCGCTTTGTTTGCGCAAAGGTCGCCATAGATGGCCTATTCAGAACCAGCTACTGGTGAACCGGTAATCAAGTACGTTTCTAACAAGTCGCTATGGAAAGACATAGTAGCTATGCTTAGCTGGTGGGAGGCGACCCACGGCAAACTAGCCCTAGTGATAGGTAACTACGGTGATGTAGTGCCAATCGGCCTGAACACTACAAAGACTCTTTTCAAGCCGGGGGAACTAGCGCAGATTGGTGGGCCCGTAGCTAGGAGTTTTTTGTCTAGGCCCATAGAGCATTACAAGAATGCACCTATCTTAAAAATAGAGAACCCCGTCTGGCCCACTTCATTAGATCAGTTGGTGATAATCAACAAAGTCTTAATGCCGAATTTGTCAGTCCCCATAATAAAGCCGACGCTGTTTGCCGTGCCGGGGACGATGGTGCTTGATACTGACCGCTATGCGATGATGGACCCACAATACCCACGGAAAGTGAGAACTGCTGATGCCGGTATTTTCAAAATCGTAGCTTATCTGAGCGACGATAACGGCAGCTATCTGATCCTCGATTCGCGTCAAAGTCAGCCTATCTGGCAATTCAGAACGGTGGAGGACGGTTCAACCTCAGCAGCTCTACACCGGCTAGATGGTTATTCATATTCAGACTCTTACCCGGTAACCATAACTTTCCCTTTCGGCCATACAAATGCAGGGTTCTGTTTGCAAGTAGGGTCTACTTTTACTTGCTTGAACTCACCGACAGAACAGCTTGAAAAATTCCTTATGCTCAGTAATTGGTCCGGGGTCAATGCAGCCGCGAGGTTCACATACATTGACGCTGTATCCCCGCACTCAGTAGGGATAGTTGAAGACAAGCTGGGCATATTCGCAGATCAGCTTAGTTATGGGAAAGTCGGCTTATGCGTTAAAACTGCTACGGGAAGGCATCACGTAATACAGGCGAAGTGCAACCAAGCTACAGTAGCACCACCAACGCTTGGGTGTTGTGTCATACCTAGATCACCTGGACTGGGGGGAGACGTATCTACACAGACTACTAATGCTATTTGTACAGAGCTAGGTGGTACTTGGACCTCTGGAGCTTGCCCATGACAGGTATGCCATGCTGTTGCGATGTATCTTCTTCAAGTGACCCATCCTCTTCCTCCCCCTCTTCCTCTTCCTCTCCCTCTTCCTCTCCCTCTTCCTCTCCCTCTTCCTCTCCCTCTTCCTCTCCCTCTTCCTCTAGTTCGTCTAGTTCGTCTAGTTTGTCTAGCTCCGGTATAGATGAATGCACCATAAGCAACTGCGAATGGATTTGGTTAGAGCCTGAAGGGGAACCACCTTACTGGATTCCAGAGACTTTTAATTGTATTGTTCACGATATAATACTGGGGTGTACTTGTTCAGACGGAGTACCGCCAACTCCAGGCACTCACTATCTTGAACGCCGAATATATGGGTTGTGTCATAAGCCTATTGGAGAGCCAGTCTCGCCGATTCGATTGGCATTGTTCTTGACGACATTCGCACCGACTATTATCAATCCGCAAACTGCTACACCAAGCACAGCCACGCTGATATTGACGAAGTTCAATGCAATCGTTTCCACCCCAGTAACATCAACTCCAGATACAGGAACACTAACGCTTTCATCGTTCATTCCGACTGTTTCGACACCAGTAATATCGACACCAACAACAGGATCGCTAATCCTTACGCTGTTTGCGTCTTCTGTTGACCTTCCTGGAATCTTTGAACCAAGCAACGCAGTTCTAATACTCACTTCGTTTATTCCGACGATCTCTACACCAAGCACACTGACACCAGGCACAGGCACACTAACACTAACAACCTTTGAATCGACTGTATCCGTTCCATTAACTGTTACACCAACAACAGGATCGCTAACACTCACTACGTTTGCCCCGACGTTATCGAATCCTGTAGCAGTAGTACCAGCTACGGGCGTACTTACTTTAGCCACATTCGTACCGACAGTATCAGAACCGACAACGGTAACGCCAACTGCTGCGACGCTGACACTTGCTACTTTCATCCCGAAAATAACAACTCCAAGCACGATAGTTCCAACTAACGGATCATTGGTACTGACGACTTTTGTTCCTAGTGTTTTGAATCCTGTAGCAGTGATACCAGACACAGCAACACTAACGCTAACAACCTTTGTTCCTTCTGTTGGATCGCCAATAGAGGTAACACCGACAACTGCGTCGTTGACTCTTGCGTCATTCAATCCGACAGTATCAACGCCGGTTTTGATAGTGCCAAATGTAGTATCGCTTACGTTGGCTACGTTCATTCCGTCAGTCGGGTCTCCGATACAAGTTACACCAACGACAGCATCGCTTACTTTGTCGGTATTCGAGCCAACTATCGCAGCACCAACAACGGTAACACCAAGCACGGCTACTTTGTCAATAACGACGTTTGCGCCTATAGTTTCAATGCCTGTTGTTGTCACACCTGCAACAAGTACCCTTACGTTAACCCCATTTATCCCAACGGTCTTACTGCCAATCGTAGCAACTCCAACAACCGTCGATCTAGTCACCACGACCTATGAGCCAACGGTTACAGCAACAGCGGGTTGCCCGACAGATCCATGCACTTGGATTTGGCTGGAGGCATCGTGGGAGTGGATCGAGGATACCCCCAATTGTGCCGATCACATATACGCCGATTGCATTTGCAATGACCCGCCAACTATGGCTGGAAAGTACGATGGTGAAGTGCTAGTCTCTGGCGACTGCGGTACGGTTCCGGTGGAAACGCCAATACCAATTCACGGATCGTTGTTCCTGACAACGTTCGCACCAACTGTTAGTTAATTGTTTACTCACTCAAAGGAAAATTTATTATGGCCGCTGGAGCATGGACATTTACAAATGAGGGCAGGACAAAGCTACTCGATGGCACGTTTGACATCAATTCGGATACGTGGAAGATGGCGTTACATTTATCGACAGGAACACAGCCTGG